TTAGCCTTGCAGCAGAGAAAGAACCTGCTGAGGAACCTGGTTGGCTTTGGACAGCACGGAGTTACCCGCCTGCTGGATGATCTGCGCTTTAGACATGTTGGACACTTCGGTCGCATAGTCGGCGTCCTGAATACGGGACTGCGCTTCAGACAGGTTGGTGGTGGTGTTGTTCAGGTTGGTTACAGCAGAGCTCAGACGGTTCTGTACCGCACCCAGTGAAGAACGGAATTTATCGACATTAGCAATTGCATCATCAAGTGCTTTCAGCGGATTTGCCGTTGTGCTAGTAATCGTCTCTTTCAGTGCTTCACCTGAGCTGGTTTTACCAGTCTGGAGATTTGCGCCATCCAGATCTGCTTTAGCATAAGTTTTAGCCGCTGTTCCGGTTCCTACAGTTACAACCTCAGATTTACCATCTATGCCGCCCAAGCTAACCGCAGCAGTCTGAGAAGCGCCCGCAGCGTCAGTGTAAGTTACAGATTTTGCTGTAAAGGTCGCAGCATTAGTTCCATCATAATTAGTTGCATAGATTTTACCATCAGCGGCTTTCAAGCCGTATCCTGCGTCTGAAGTGTTACCCGCTGAGTCTGTAGAAGTTAGTTTAACCAATGAAACATTGGTATTATCTGCACCTGTCACGCCAGCTGCTGCCAAGGCTGCGGCAGCTGTAGTTGTGTCAACAGCTGCAGTGGTTGCTTCCTGAACCTTGGTTACAGCCTTAGTAGCCGTCGCAGGAATACCCCCAGTCAGCTTACTACCAGCTAAGCTAGCAGTACCATCGCTAGCAACAGTAATTTCATAAGCGCCGTCCAAGGTATTGTTAGTTGAAGCAGAAACAGTACCATAATACTTATTGCTCGCAGCATCAAACTTGATGGTAGCCAAGTCAACCGTTGAAGTTGCATCTGACAGGGAGGTAACATCTACAGTACCAATTGTAGTGGTAGAATCAGCATAGGTTGAACTAGTTACGGCAGCTGTAGTGATTGTTGGGATTTTGGATACGTTAAAACCAGACAAATTCAAAGTTGAAGAATCAATCTGCTTCAAATCGATTGAAATGGTCTGCCCATCATTCGCGCCAACCTGAATTTTCATAGTGCCGTCTTTTGCCAGCACGTTCACGCCGTTGAACTGAGTCTGACCCGATACGCGGTCGATTTCTTCAAGACGGGATTTGATTTCATCCTGGATTGAAGACAGATCAGAATCAGAGTTAGTACCGGTGGTCGCCTGAACGGTCAGTTCACGAACACGCTGCAGGTTGTTGTTGATTTCAGACAGCGCGCCTTCAGTGGTCTGCGCCAGAGAGATACCGTCGTTAGCGTTACGTGCAGCCTGAGTCAGACCTTTAATGTTAGAGGTAAAACGGTTTGAAATGGCCTGACCCGCAGCGTCATCTTTTGCACTGTTGATTCGCAGACCGGAAGAAAGACGCTCGATAGAAGAAGACAGTGCAGACTGGTTCTTGTTAATATTGTTTTGAGTGATCAGCGAGAGGCTGTTGGTATTAATGACTTGTGCCATGATAGTAATTCCTGTTTGACTGGTCGTAATTTAAGTTTACGGCTTCCACCACTAGGCTCTTGCGCCGCTAAATTTACTATCGGCAACCATTGCAGATCCTTTAGAAAAAAAATAAAAAAACAATATCCTGCTGTTTTATAACTTGTTTATCCTGAATCGTACATACCTAGATGCACGACATTTTCTTCACTCGGTAGTCGTCATCACTCCCAAAAGACTATCCGATGTTCAACATAGTCAGTAGCTGGCGAAACTAACCCCATCAGAATACCCTTCCCATGTTACGCAGGATCCAATATCGGTTCTCACTTCCGTTTGTTGTCCTATCGGCGAAGTCCGGCTGGTATCCCTCGATCCATGAATTTGCATCCTCCTGGCTGAAATGCCAGTGCCTCTCCTGCAGTTCGGCGATGAATTTGTCTGTATGCAGGCAGAGATAGCCCTTCGGGTTTTGCTGTATGGCCGCAATAAAAGCAGCACGAATATCCGGTTGACGAGGCATGAACTAACCCTCACTCGCACATTGACTGTATACATATACAGTAGTATTTTTATGAAAACAGATCAAGCACAGGCAATTTTCACTTAAGAGGGGATCGGTATGTTTGTTGAACTGGTTTATGACAAGCGAAATGTTGAGGGGCTCCAAGGGGCCAGAGAGATCATCCTGGCTGAGCTAACGAAGCGGGTGCATCAGATTTTCCCTGATGCCGAAGTGAAGGTGAAGCCGATGCAGGCAAACGCCCTGAATAGCGATGCCAGCAAAAGCGATCGGGAAAAACTAAACCGCATGCTGGAGGAAATGTTTGAAGATTCTGACATGTGGCTGACCTCTGAGTCTCCTGCTGTACGCCAGGTTGGGCTTTAACTATCTATCGTGTAATATTCCCCGCGTTTGCTCGGGCATGAACACTGAGCAACCAGTCGCCGCCCGTTCTTTCTTAAGTCGGACGGCGGTTTTCTTAGCGAAGCCGTTTCAATATGCTGTCTTCAGGTATATCAAGCTCCACCCTGTTTTAGCTCATCAACCTGTTTACTAAGTTCTGCTACCTTTGCGTTAAGTGCCTTTATGGCTGCAAGGGCATCCATCATCAGTGGGTTAAGGTCAAGCGTCATTTTCCCTACGCCCTCAGCAGAGTGAACATATTGCTTGTCGATTTGTTCGATCTGCTGAGCAATTACGCCCCGGCGCTCTGTCTGCTCATCATCATCAAGATAGTAGAATCGCTTAAACTCCATTTGACAGATGTTTTCAAGAGAATCAGCAACATCGAGATCGCCGTTGACGTGTTTAAAATTAATATCTGATGTTCCAACAGACTGCATCTGTGTCCATGGAATGGTGGACGAAGGAGTATTCATAGCAGCACTACCCAGGTTCCGGACAAAAAGATTGCCGGATGCTCCTGTAAATATTTGCTGTCGGCGAGTTGGGTCATACCCACATACAATTCCAGATCCTGCTTGCGGCGCCCAGGAAGTACCAGAGCCGTCAATACCATAAAACCCTGATTCGGTATTTCCTAAAACGTTAACACCTGGAGTTCCGAAACCAAAATATCCAACTCCTAAGACATTACCAGTATTGGGGCCAACATCTTTGGTGGCGGCACTTCCCAAACCGAGGTTTGTGCGAGCGTCAGCAGCATTCTTTGCACCTGTTCCGCCCTGGCTGATACTGAGTGCGGTAGTCAGGCCGCTTAGGCTGCTTATATCGCTGTTAGCCCCTTTCTTCGCCAGCGATTTCTGCCCCGGTACGGTGACGGGCACACCGTTAATCGTGATAGTGACGTCTGTAGTACCGTTCATCACATTAGCGAAACCGCTCATGTAACGCTGGTACATAGTGAATGTTTCAGCGATGTCCTGCGCCAGACCATCCACGCTCAGGCTGTCGCTTAGCAAAATGGAATACTTCGTTCCCGCCGGTATTGCAGGACTTGCCGCAGGAGTCACTGTGAGACTTGTTGCCCCGCCGATAGCAGTGATCTGGAATACCTGGGCGGGGCTGGTCAGTGCGATGACGGTACAGCCGTTACGAATCAGCGATCCAGCTGCAGTGAAGTTTGTTCCCGTACCTGTAAGGGTATTTCCGCTAATGGCAATAGTGCCAGTGGTATAAATCATATTATCTCCAGGTAATAAAAAACCCCGCCGGAGCGAGGTTGATTTGAATAGAAAGTTAATTCAGACGTACATATCAGGCAAGACGGGAAGGCTGAGCGGAGTAATCGTGTTATTACCGAATATGGCATACTGCTCGCGTCCAAGGTATTTCCCGCCCTGAACTGAAGCGCTACCGTTCTGTATCTTTATTCCGAACATCCGATACACGTACATGCCATTTACCATATGAATCATCAGACCAAATCTGCCCAGCGGTACATAGCCGCTGCCGATGCTCACGGCACTTGTGGAAGGTGACCAGAGTTGATTGAGGTATACGAAAGGTCGCTTTGTAGTTGAAAACGTACAGGCCCCGGCTGCATTGAAGATGTTTAGCCCCGTTCCCGGCTGCGGCGTCACACCACTGGCGAAGATAACGATGTCTATCGTGCCGGTTGTGGGAGCGTCATCATTAGTTGACGGAGGACTGAAGAATCTTACTGTGTTGCCGTCGAAGTCAATCGTATTACCGCTATTACAGCGTCCGAAAACGATATATTTCGACTTGTCATAACCTGCTATCGTCGGAACCGCCCAGCCCCCGGTTGGAACATTCACAGTACCTTTCCAGATACACTGCCCTGATTGAGTTGCATTAGTTATTGAAGTGAAGTCTGTGCTGTCGCTTATGAGCAAGCCCACACCACTACGCTGGCCCGTCGGAAATATCTGCCAGAGGCTTCCGGGAAACGTGTACGTGCTTTCTCGTTCGCTGATACTGTTGTCTTTCATCGTTGAGTTCTGCGTGACTCGCGCTCCCGATATGGTGACCGAGTTCATTTTATGAAGCAGACCTGAATCAAGATAAGCCGTCGCGTGGGGGATAAACAACACCTGCGAACCGGATACATAACCGGAAATATCCGCGTACTTGGCTTTCTGATATCCACTGTCAAAACTTGCTCCAAATGACGGGCATCTCAGCCCCGCCGTTATCTCCATACGTTTCCCGCCGTCGTTCAGCTCTATCAATAACCCTGTCGGCATATTATCACCATGTCCCAAGTACGATGCGACCTCCACCCGGAATATTAATGGTTACGCCATTACCATTAATCACCGTTGTGTTGCCGGAGCCATTGAAAGAAAAATTACCGTTTGTGGCGTAAATCGAGCCGCGAACGGTCACGTTGTTAAACGTCGCGTAGCCAGATTTGTTGATGTGCCAGCCAACGTTCCCGGTTCCGTCCCAGGTTGAAGACTGAATATAGCTGCCGATTTTGGCGTTACCGATCGTCCCGTCACCAATTACTGTGTCACGGATGATGGTTTGTCCGTTCTGGATAACAAAAGGAAGAGTCACGGCGCCGCCTGCCTGGGTCATAACCGCGAAGCGGTCAGCCAGGAAGATAACCTGCGTCTGCATTCCAGATGGCGTATTCTGAACACCAATCCCCATCCCTGCTGCATACTGATTACCATTAGAATCAACAGCGACCTTGATGCTGTACATCGCATTCAGGTTGTTATTGATGTCCGCTGATACCTGGCTGTTCTGGACAATCGCTGCAGACTGACCGTTAACCGTGACCTTTAGCGAATTGATTTGCGTAGCAGACGCCTGGGTAAAATCAGCAAGTGTCTTCGACAAGTCAGTGACATTCGCCGTGTTCCCACCGGTGCTGGAATCCAAGGTGCGCAATGACTCAGCGACAGCTTTACTGGCGTCGGCCATCACATTGTCTACTCGATCGATACTGGCTTTGTTATCTCCATATTGGACGCTCAGGAGGTTGCGCTGGTTAACCTGCGCGAGCGTACTGGTGATCAGCGCGATAGCATTGTTCTGAATACCGCCGCTGGCCTTATCAGTTTGTGCACCCAGCTCTTCCAGGCGTGATGCCATTGAGGAATCGAGGTCCGTGACAACCTGGCTAAGGTCAGTGATTGATGCTGTATTCTGAGCACCTACAGCAGCTGCTGAATCAGCTTTGTCAGATGCGGCCTGAGTGGCAGCCGTCAATTGACTTACCGCAGAAGCGCGAGCTTCAGTTTCCGTTGCTAAAGCCTGGCGAACATCAGTAATTCCGGCTTCATTCTGCGCAGTTTTTGCCTCAAGGCGAGTAACATCCGTGACGCGCGCTTCCGTCTCAGTGGCGATCACCTCCCGGAGCTGTTCGAATTTCGCAGAGTTAGCCCCCTGCTGCGCAGTCTGGCGCACAACAACATCAGCAATAGCCAGGGCGTTGCCAATGATTGCTTCTGCTGTCTGCTTATTCGAACCTACTGCTGCAGCCAGACCATCGGCGTTCTCCTTAATTGCATCGGACAGTTCCGCGAATTTAGCGCTACTATCGACCGCACTTTCAATCAAATCCTTAAATACGTCAGAGTCTTTAATCTCCTCCAGGATTGCATCGGTAATGTCGGAAACATCGATGCTGGCCTGACCGCGCACCCATTCGGTGTAACCTGATTCGTTGCCGCTGCGGTCCACCAGCTGCGCGCGATACCAGAAAATCTGCCCAGCCTTAAGGCCCATCTGCTGATAAAGTTTCTGCGGATACGGTACAGATGCCAAAAGCATCGGATTCGAACCGTCAGCGGCAATGCTGTATTGCAGCTCAGTGCTCAGGGTGTCGCCGGTATTCGCCGGGAATCCCCAGGTGACGTTGATTCCGAATACGACGTCTTCGGAGGCTTTAAGCCCGACAGGTTTGGGTACATCACCAGCGCGTCCCTTCAGGTGTGTAAGCGCGGAAGTTGCCCAGAGACTCGACGCACCGCCGGAGTTGATCGCGCGTACACGGACCAGATAATCACCCTCGAAAATGCCAGGCACTTCGATATTGCGAAGACCGGTCTCCGGTACGTTAACCCACTCATTGTCGCCGCGCTTCCACTGCACCCGATAGGCTATGACATCCGCCTGTGGTTTGCCGTTCTTGTCGACCGGCGCATCCCAGGATGCCGTCAGGGTAGCCACTCGCTGCCCCTGGCGCACTGCGTCATAGCTCGCTACCGCGATGTTGGTCGGCTGGTTTACGAGGCCGGTTGGTATCAGACTGATTGGCGGCGTGTCCAGGCGGGCATTGTTGTCGACCGCATCATATTTTGATGCGTTATATTCGGCCCCGGTGATTGTGAAGGTGTTTTCTTCATCATCAAATCTTAGGTTCGTAACGCGGAAGTATTGCAGGCGTAACTGCCCGGCATCGATGACGAATACAGCATTGGGTAACGGCGCTGCCGTGAAAGGAGTGGCAACCACCAGCTGCGTGCCGTTTACGGCCTGGATCACCCTGCTTTCAACGGTACCGCCCTGTGTGCGGATCATCAGTGTGTCACCCGCAACGGCACTGGTACCCCGATCGGTTGTCACAGCCTTCAACCCGGCGTTATATCCGGTTATACGCCCGCCATAAACACGCCCTGAAAGGCGTTCGTCGGCAAATGCAAACACGGTACCTGGCACGTAGACATAGCCATCAAGCCCGGTCTGTAGCGTGATAATCCGGTCGAGTGAGTTGGAGTACACAGCCCACCCGCCGCGCCGCTGAGCCTCACTCTCGCGGGTACAGCCGATCGCAGTGATTTGCGTCTGCTTAAACTTGAATTGTTTAACCAGGTCCGGAAACATAACCGCCGTGGTGCGGTCCTGATAATGGTTATCCGGGTCGCTGAAGTTGATCAGCGCGCTTGAAAAGCGGGTTTTCTCACTGCCGCTCGAGTAGACCGGTTTACCCACTACCGAGGCGCGCGTCAGTATCTGAAGCTTCGACGTGTCCGCCGGCATGTCAGAGACAACGTTAAACATGTTGTTGCCCCAGAACGTCATGCCGTTAAAGCCTGCGGCAATATCCTTGATCACCTGCCAGGCATCGGCCTGTGACTGGATGTAAACGTCAAACAGGAAGCGCGGCTCGGTGTCGCTGCCGCCTTTGCCGTCAGGCACCTTCTGATCGCAGCGCTGGGCAATGCGGTAAAGCTCCCATTTGTCCAGCATGTCCGCAGTGACGCGGCGGCCCAGACCAAAACGCGGCTCGGTCAGAACATCGAACCAGATCCACGCAGGGTTGTTCGTCCAGCCCCACTTAAACGTTCCGTCCCAGGCCCCGCTGTAGGACCGGGCTAATGGATCGTAATTTGAAGGGATGCGGATGATTCGGCCCTTCGGCTTACAGGAAATTTTCGGGATGTTGTTGAATGACTTTGCGTTGAACGACACGTACAGCAGCGCCGTATGGGGATAGCGCAGGCGAGCATCAATCACCTCAGTGATTGCCTGTACCTGCGTTTTATTCTGTAACATCTGACTGGTGCTGTCGTCAGTGTCGCGTACCACGCGAATTTGCCAGCCAGTGCTGGCTTTGGGAAGATTAATACGGTGGGTTAGTTCATAGAGCGAACTGAGTTTCTCTGTGACGGTTCTTGTCATGACCGTAGAGAACGCACCACCATCTACAGCAAGATCGATATGGTACTGGACCGTAGTACCGACAATATCCCCATCGTTTTCCTGCTGCTGTAAGCCAGGGATGCCAATACGTACCAGCACCGCGTCAATCTGGGTGTTACTCAGTGCGCGGGCCCATGGTGTGGCCTTTGTCAGCGATACGCCAACCGTTGTTTCATTCTCAACAGCAGGGAATCCCGGTATTGGCGTCTGCGTCTGCGTTCCCGGACGAAAGTCCCAGGAAACATTCTCGAAGTTCATCGAGCCGTCGGCGTTACCCAGCGGCGTGCCGTCAAGGAAGATCCGCGTAGCATCCAGCCCACCAGCAAACTCGCCTTCACCGAGCGCCAGCAGCATGCGGCAGCGCGCCATCGACTGCGCGGAATCGGGTTGTTCAACAGGCGTGTGCTGTTTCTGGCTTCCGCCCTTTGCACCAGTAATCGTTGCCATATTGCGTCCATAAAAAAAGCACCCGATTGGGTGCTAATAGGAGAGTAAGAAATTCTCAGATGTCTTCGGCCACGATCCCCGCACTGATTATGGCGCCGCCAATTTCGCGCTCACCATAAAGAAGCGCGACCGGGTTGCCCATTGCGATAGTGTTGACTGCCCCACCGAAGGCATAGGATGGTTTGTTGTCAGGATCATCGCGCATTTGTAAGCCTTTGGGTTGTGGCGACAGCATCTGATAAATACCGCCGGCCATAGAGGTAATGCCGCCGATGATAAGCCCATTCGCGAAACCAGCACCTACTACCCCCCAACCAACAGGCCCCAAAGCCAAGCCTGCAACCACCATCACGGCACCGAGAATAGTCTGGAACATGCCCGCTTTCTTTGCCCCTTCCATCACCGGTGCAATGCGAATATCACTGCCGCCAGCAAGCTCCTGAAAATCCTGCATGCCGATATTGCGCTTACCGCGGAACACCGCAAATGTCATGCCTTTTTTTTTAGCATTCATCAGATAGTCTTCCAGCCCGTCCAGATTGATGCAGAGGGCCTTTACTGCTTCTGCCGATGTCTGCACGGCCAGTTTATGGACACGCCCAAATCGGGTACCCAGCGCGCCATACAGTCGGATAGTGGTCAAGCGCGCCATGGTTTTATCTCCTCAGGCAGGTCTTTATGCCGAACGCAGATCATCGTCCGGTCTTTAAAATATCCACGGGCATAAGGTGTGATGCAGGATGGCTGGCCATACAGGTGGTGCAGCAACTCGCCCTCTTCAGTGATGATCCCCGCGTGGTTCCACTTGTCGGACTCGATCTGCATGATGACCATGCACCCTGGCCCTGGTTCGCATTCGATAAAGCCTTCCCGCTCCCAGTTATCGAAATAGAGGTTGTCCGGGTACTGGCTTTCCCACCACGGATAATCCACGCGGAAATCGTTCAGCATGACACCCTGTGTGGCGTGCCAGTCCATGACCAGCCCCCAGCAGTCGTGTGAGCCCAGAATGAACGGGCGGCCAATTAGCGGGATCGTATCAGGGGTGATCTCAGCGTACTCATCACAGTCCGGTGCGTAGATGCCCCAGACCACACCGGAGTTATTGCACTGCTGGCGATCGAGTTCAGACGGGATAGGCCGTGCTCCATCGCCAGGATGGGAATGGATGACGCGGATAATGGTTCCTGCATCCTCAGCGTTCGCCCAGTGTTCGCCGTCGATTCTGAAATGCTCGGTTGGATTTTCGTGGCTGTTCGGCACCTGGATATAGCGCTGGCGACGGCCCGACTGAATAACGAAGCCACAGCACTCGCGCGGGGACTCATCCAGCGCATGTACCCGGATAGCTGCCAATATGGTTTTATTCATTGGTACGTCCGTAAAAAAACCCGCCGAAGCGGGTTTGGTTATCTAGATGGTTATGGAGAGGTCGGGCCTAACCTTTTTCCTGAGAATGTATTTGCTAATGCCAGTCCGTAACGCGGCCTCTTTAAGTTGCATTTTTTCGCCATTCAAAATTACGTAAGGGATTCGGTTTCGTACAGGTTTCGCTAACGCATCTTCGGCATTCATACCGGCGTTTAGTCTGTTGTAAAAAGTTGACTCTTTCATGCCATTTGTTTGCCATGCTGCGCTCATAGTTACCGACTCTCCGCTCACGACAACTTTATGATTATTGCGCTTGTTGCGACCTTGCTCTGTAGCATTTGCCCATCGACAATTGTCTGGAGAATAGCCTTTATTGTTATCTATGCGTTCAATTGAGAACCCTTTAGGCTTCTCACCCATGTCATGAGCAAAATTCACGGGGTTGCTCCATTCATCGCAGACTGTTATACCCCGCCCGCCATAGTGGGGAAAGTCCTTGCAAGCAGGATTTCGACAGCGATCAAGCATAGATGTCCAAGACGAATATCCTGAATAAGCTGTGATTGGCTTGCCATTATGCAGTTTTGTTATTTTTTTCTTATGATAACAGCCGCAAGAAACAACAGCGCCACTACGGAGTGACCCCATGGAAATGCTCTTAACAACACCACATTCACAAGAGCACAAAAAGTATCTGAGACCTTTTGTTTTTATATGGCTAGGGGCTTTGGTTTCTTTAATAATTGTAAGATAGCCGTACTTTTCACCCGGAAAAATAGTAATGCGTGACATATAAACCTCGTAGCAGGTTGCGTAGATGATGGTGCGCGGCAGGAGTGTCTACGTTCACTCTCTTCGACTGGCCAGTCTAGCCGCGCTGACAGATTATAATTACCTGCTCAGTAAAGTGGTAGCAGGAAATCCACCGTAGTCGAGGATGGCCGCGTTCGGCTCCGCTAGGCCAGCGCCGAACCGTTTACGGCAATCACTGAGGCAGCCCCCACACGCATCCAGCGCCGGATCAGCCACCGCGTTACCCTTAGCATCGAAATACGCAGTACCGTTATAGGTGCATCCATCGCCGCTCCGGTACTGCCCGCGTAGCGCCCATTCACAGAGCGAGGTGATTTGTCTGGTTGGGATAACAAGCCCCTGCAAGTCTGCGGGGCTACTGAGTGACCATGAAACCACTTCGTCGTCTTCGGAGGTTTTCGTGTCAAGCCAGAAGGTCTGAAGTGTGAACATTGACGAATCAGCTGTAGGGTTTACGCCACCAGGGTAATTTACGGCATCGAGATAGACCGCATAGGTATCTATAATGCTCACTTTAGCGTTAACCATATCCTTAAATTGGAGGCACAGCGCCGTGATATGACCGTCGAGGTTGGAAACGCTGAGTGTCGGTTCTGCGGCCTGGTCTGTTGAAAGCTCCAGGCCTGCTACCTGAAACGGCCAAAAATCGTAGGTCTTGCCACCGAATGCTATTGGCTTTGGTCCAAGCTTTTCTTCTTCACCATTGGCAGCGTCGATCTCTTCCGGTGTATGGGGGAAAGGTGCGTAGTGGAAACGGTGAATTCCGCCACTGAACTCTGAGGCGTCAACTTCAACCAGGCGTACTCTGCCACCCGGTGCCAGCATCGCCGCCTGATCGACTAATGCCATTATGCATACACTCCGTAAGCCCGTTTGATGGTGAAAGTCAGCTCAGCAAACTTGCTGCTGATCTGATTTTTCCGTACGGAATCGGCGACTACCCGATAAAGCCCCTTCGCTTCGCCTGGCGGCGTGATGATAAAAGCTTTAACGGTATGAGCCAGGAGGAAATCACGAATACTGTTCACCTCCGTCTCGGTGCCGGTATGCTTCATTGGCACCTGAATAGCAGTAGAGTTAATGCCATTATCAGCAACCTGCTCATAGCCATCACCGAACTGCGCAGCGCGCACCGTTTGACTATATTCAATCGCCCAAGCACCGAGCTGCGAGCGCCAGCTGTATGTTTCAACTGCCATATTTACTCCATAAAAAAAGCCCCGCGTATGCGAGGCTCTGTATCGATTCAAAGTATGGGCGATACTTTGTAATAAACTCAGAACGGTTTAACTTCCATTCATTTCTACAAGCCGGTAATCAGTCTTCCCATCCTTGTCTTCAATACATTCAGCCCTGAATTTCTGCTCAAGACCAAATTTATTTTTGGCGCTAAACTCCTGCGTGGCGTAAAACTTACCATCATCACCGAGCCATCTGTTCGAGCCAAACACTGACATGTCCAGGGTGCTTTTGTTAATGACTGACATCCTTACGTAAGCTTCACACGCGCTTCTCAACTCATCCAGCTTCTTATCAGATAACGCTTTGGCTTCCTCAGCTTTCAATTCGTCATCAGTTTTCAGACTAAGTCTCGCTGCCACAAGGACAACAACTAAAAGTAAAATGAGCAAACCAATGGTTTTGAGTATCTTCTTAAAGATTTTTTTTAACACAATCATCCCCTGATTTTTATGGGTTTCATCATATTAACCAGGGGACGACGTAAACACTACCTGCCTTTACTGAAGTTGTAGATCATGCCACCAGGCTTAAGGTGCTTCTGGATAACCTGCAACGCAGCGTTCTGCATTTCATTAGCAAGTGCGCGCCCCATAGCATCTCCAGAACTGGATGTTTGGGTTGTTACGGAACCACCAGCATCGACGTTAACCGTGGTGTTGATAACCGGGGCCATACTACCTCCGCCTTGGGCACGTACACCCAATCGCCCTGCAGAATCCCGAGTTAGCGGCATGATAGCTTCTTCACCAGCCTCTGCGAAAACACCGCCTTTCGCAAACTTCGATGCGCCCTGGAAGGTGAAATACTGAGGCGTATCGTAAACACCGTTAACATATTTACTGAGACCTGGGGAGTCATAGACGCCACCTTTAGCGTTGAAGGTTACCCCAGCAGCGGCGTTTGCATATGCACCACCAGGCGTACTGCCACCACCACTGCCACCGCTTATCCAGCCCATCGCAGCCTGCACCGCATAGGCAACCATCAGCCTGTTTGTCACCTCGATAATCATCTTAAGCATCGATTTGCCGAATTCTTTTATTGAGGCTTTTCCCGTCGTCATTAGGCTGGTTAGCATGTCAGATAGGCCTGTCAGCGTGGAGCTAGCCACGTTTTTCACTGCGTCATAGGTATTGGTAGCGGCATCCAGATATTCATTCCATCCAGCAACAGCCCCAGCTTTCCAATCGCCGCGCAGCTTATCCTCTTCAGCGTAATAATTTCTGAGGGCTGCCAGTTCTTTCTCATAGCCAGCATCTTCAAGCTTACCACCTCCATTGAGCCAGCCCTGGCGAAGCTGCGCCTCTTCCATCATGCGCTGCGTTTGCCGACTGCTGAGGCCTGCACTATCACGCAATGCATCGGTTTTTTCCGTCATCTGCGTGACGTATTTATTCGCCTGCTGCGCCAGGCCGTTAATCTTCTGCTGCGCCTCTACTTCCTTGTTCTTCTGATCAACCACCTTGGCGGCGTTGAGGATGGCCTCACGGTTCGATAGAAGAGATTTCTCCTGTGCAGTCAGCGCGCGGGTTTTGGCAGCCTCATCCAATTCAGCAAACCGAGATTGCTGTTTACTGAACTCGGTATTTTTAGCGTGCAGATCGCCGGTCTGGCGCAGGGTCTCGAGCGTTTCGGTTAACGTTCTGGCCTGGGCGCGGTAGTTCTCCAGGGTGCGATCGCCAGCTTCCAGAGTGGCTTTCGCCTCTTTGGTCTTTTTGGCTGAGTCTTCGGCAAGCTTCGATACTGCGTCCCTCGATTCGCGGCTGACAGCCCCGCTACCTCTTACACCTCCACCAGCGCCATTCTTCGCTTCTTCTTCCCATTGCTCTTGGGATTTACTGAGGTTAGCAATATGCTTATTGTAGTCGGCGGTAAGCTGAGCATACTCCTTGCTTGCAGCTTCTCGTTTCTTGGCAACGCTCTCAGCTAGCCCATCAAACCCCATGGATTTTATGAGCGATTCTCCGCCAGGGAGTTTGTTTGCAATATCCGTGAAACCGGTAATCATCCCCCCCATAATTTCAAGGGAGACCTCTTTCATCTTGACGAACAGGGCTTCAAACGAGGTGCCCAAGAGCTTAAACACTTCGATGACTTGGTTTCCCCAAGCCCGCACCGTCACGCCTATTTGACCGAAAATGTCGGAAGCGAATGCCTTGAGCCCGTTCCATGCCTGCCCAATATTATCGGTGGCCTCTACAATTTTATTACTCCGATCCTCCATGGTGTTGGCGAACAGCGTAATCGCTTCGTTTGCCGCTGCTGTTTTGCCCTTAGTTTTTTCAAGGGTGATGATGTGCTTCATCATAGCTTCATCAACAAAGCCATATTGCTGATTAAGGCTTGCCAGCGCCTTAATAGGATCGCTTGCCAGCCGTGAAAAGTCCGCCAGTGCAGCCTTCGTATCCAGCCCTGCATCACCCATAGCCAGAATGGATTTGGCAATTTTGGTCATCTGGTCGGCGGTATACTTCCCGGTGTCGTTTAGTTGGACCAGGGTATCAACAGACTCAGCCAAAGAAGCACCAGCGTTATCAGCAACATCTTTTGCCGCGTCGTTCAGTTGCTGCATGGAGGAAAAGCCAGCCCCGCCCATCAAAATGAGCGATCTGGCAACATTGTCGAACTGCTGGGATGAGCTATATGCAGCTCCCGCCAGAACAGCCAGAACAGCTACAGAACCCGCAATAGCAAGGTTAAAGGTATTTAGCAGACCACCCGCCCGCCCCAGTTTTTCCGCTGCCTCACTGGTGTTGTTAAGTCCTTCAGCAGCGTCACTAATGCCTGCTGCCGACTCGGATGTTTCTCTGCTCTCTTCGTTAAACCCAAACAATGCGTCCCGCAAAGCCTGGAGCATTGGGCCTAATCCACCAAAGGAGTCTTTAATCTGCCCGCCCTGCTGAAGCAGGATCATGAATGGCGACTGCCCCCCAGCCAGCTGCGTGGCGATATCGGTGAATTGCGCCGGAAGCGTGCGCATTGCTGCGCTGTACTGACCGACGGAGATTCCAGCGCGCCGGGCAGCAGCTTCCTGCCGGGATAGCGCTTCTGGTAATACGTCTGCGACACCAGAGAGGCGCTCACGCGTCTGGTTAAGGATTGTGTTGAAGTGCTCGAACTGAGCACCGTTAATGCGCCCAGCTTCGAAATGGGCCACCAGCTGTGCGTGCTGTTCATCCAATGAATTGAACGCGCGGATAGTCGGGTCGATGGATCCAAGAAGGTTCTTTAACGCTGTGGACTGCTTCTCTGCCGCCTGAGTAGCGGCTAATTCGGCCTGAGCACGCGCCGCGGCTTCTCCGGTGTCGGTCAGCTTAAGGCGGGTGTCATCCAGGATTTTGTTGTAAGCCTGGAAGGTATCGGTATCCAGGAAACCTTTGGCCTGGAATTTCCGCAGCGATTCTTGCTGCTCATCCAGGCGGTTTAAGGCCTTGGTAACCGGGTCGATATTCTCCAGCAGCCCTTTGAGCGCGTTCTGCTGCTTCTTGAGTCCTTCGCTGCCTTGCTTCGCAGATTCAGCGCCAGCGCGAAACACGCTATTCAGATCATCTGCTTTATCTACAGCACCGGCCGCCGCCTGGCCGAGTTTATCCAGTTCGTTGCTGGCTGTTTTCAGGTCAGAAACATCGGCCCGCAAAGTAATCGAGGCGATCTGGTCTGTCATTATTTCGTCTCCTTATGCATTACCTTGAGAGCCTCGCTTTCCATAATTTGAAGGTCAGCCATGCAGGCCGCCGCATCCTCAACCCCGTGTAACTCGAACATCCAGGGGAGAACGTTGTAATCAAGGCCGGTCGCCCCGCTCGCGCCGACTCGCCACTGGGTCGCCAGGGAAGAGAAGATGGTGAAGGACCTCCACACCGATGGCAGGATCCCCACCTCTTCCTCCACGTCCTCAGGCGTCAAACCAAAAGCGCTCAACTCCGCAAGCGTCGGTCCCGGCGTATACATCGCTGCGGCGACCTGCCTCAGTTTTTTTCGCGGATACCCATCAGCTCTTTGGTGTAGGCCAGGCCGATGCTGTCAAAAGCGCGCGGGTAGTTCTTCAGCAGTGTGATCACGTTATCGCGGGTGAATTCGTCAGGGAGCGCCCAACCTTCAACAATTTCCATCAGGTAGTCGGCCTGTGGTTCAGTAGGGGCTTTTTTCCCTTCGGCTGCTTTGTGCAGCTTCTCGTCCATAGCACGCAGTTCCTCCAGCGTTTTATGGCGGAAAGTGAAGGTCAGTTTGCCGTCTTCAGAGCCGGCGCGTGGGATGCTGGCGATTACGGAAAAGGTAGGATTCGGGATCAGAGAGAATTTGGACATTTCGGTTCCTTAGAAAACAGAAAAACCCGCCAGAGCGGGTTGATTATTCAAATGAGTGAAGGGGTATTTATCGGCAGTAGAGCAGACCACCCGGCTTCAATGCATTCCGGATAGCATCGCCCACTGCGTCATTCAGTGCCTGTTTCAGGTCAGAGGTTGAGGCTTCCTGAGCAGCTATCGCAGTCTGAAGGGATGTGAACAGATCGCTTTCACGCACCGTATCAGTGATGGCCTGTTTCATTTCATCGCTGAGAGAAGTTTTCATCTTCATACTTAAAACAACTGCGTTCTCGATGGCTGATTGAGCGGCCTCATGCACCTGGCGCTGGTCAACTTCAGTACTGATGCCAATGCCGGCAGAGTAAAGCTTGCCTGCTACTAGCACGCTACCGGCGACACCGGGCACACCAAAGCGAGTGTCAACCAGGTACTTAACAGCAAACTCCTGCCCTTCAGCAGTCAGGAAGGTAAACTGATTTTCCTTCCCATATGCTGTTGCTGTTTGCCGGGTTTCAGCTAAACCCAGATCGCGCAGCTGTGCTGCACCAGATTTAGATGGCAGATCGCCACTTTGCAGCGCTCCACGGAAAAACAGCGCATACAAAACATCTGTCGCTCGGCCGGATAAATTAATGTTTTTCTCTGCCATGATTTTTTCCTTTTAGACGTGAGCCTGTCGCACGGCAAAGCCGCCGAAAGTTAACGGTTTGCCCAGGCTCACTACTGAAAGACTCTCTTCGATGTGCGCGTGCGATGCGCATAAATAAGCCCGGCTAACCGGGCATAATTGGTTAGCTGATGGTGACAGCACACGCAGCAGACGTGATGGTCTTGCCTGCGGCATCGGTGACTTCACAGGTGTAAGAACCAGCATCGCCGGATGCCACAGACGGGATGTTGAACGTCGAAGCCGTTTTGCCAGGAATGGCAGTACCCGCTTTCTTCCAGACGTAGGTGTATGGCGCGGAACCGCCCTGCATTACCACAGCCAGATCCAACGCTGCGCCAGTGGCAACAGATTTGGTTGGTGACAGGTCAGTCAGGAATGCCAGTGGGATAGCGGAGGAATCAGCGATCGGGTAAATCTGCATATCCGATTCGAAGTTCATGCGCGCTTCATTGCTTTCCACGGCGTTAATTTCGGTCTTTGGAACCTTCTGGAACGATACTTTCGCAGAATAGTAACGGTCAGCCTTGCCGCGCTGGTTGTGGAACCAAATTGCGGTTGTATCGCTCGACTCATCCAGTTCAATCAGACGCTTGTAGATTGCCAGAAGCGGGTCGTGTGCGAAGGTGTAGACCTGAACTACGGCGTTTTTAAACGTCGGGATGGTTCGGGCCTTATCATCTTCCAGAAACTGCACGCTGATGGTCTGCTGGTCGCCTCCTTCGGTAGACAAAGTCATGACCTGAGGCATGGTGATCCACGAATCGATTTTACGAATCGTGCCTGCTCCGGTACCCGCAGGGAATTTCATGGTGTCGGTGGTATCAAACGCTTCCAGCACGATTTTAGTGCCGGCAACAGACTTAACGCGCAGTACCATGTTGTCGAGCTTAAGCCAGCCAGAGGTGACCTGGACAACATCTCCAGCCAGGATGCCGGCGGCGGATGCAACGGTCAGTTCACATTCCGTCGCATTGGATGCCGCAGTGAAAATAATCGGCGCAAGATAGGCCTTGGCCACGTTCACACGTGACCCGTTAGGGATTGCGAATGACATTGCATTCTCCTGAATTAGGAAATAAAAAACCCGCCATGCGGCGGGTTAGTAATCAGCGCGATACTGCATACTGATGGGGGTGGTATAGGTGATGGAGCCACTACTACCGTTGGGTGCTGAGGTGGGACGATCCTGTATTGGCTGCCGAACCTGAGGCGGGCCGTTGATGTAGACGGACAGGTCGCCATCTACCAGCGGCAACCCTTCGGGAAAAGCATCAGCGACAGACTTAGCCAGCCCTCTGGCCTGCGTCACTCCACTACCTGCTGGCGCAATGATATTGAGCTGGAGAATGCCCTGGTACGTGCGCAATTGGCCTTCAAGATCCTGTCCTACGGTTTGCGCCGGTAAAACATAAACACGCCCGTAAGGCGCATTATCAGGAGGAGTGAACGCGATGTTCGGCCAGGCTACTGGCAGACCGAGCGAAGTGCAGATAACTGCAATACGCCCCTCCAGCAGCTCAGCTATTCGCATTGACTGATCACTGGCCATTGCGTACCTCACTCATTGCTTCCCTGAAATACTGAGCAGCATCAATTGCTGTCAGGCCAACCATTCCACCTGGAGCCTGGTTCGAATGCCCATTCTCCAGCGCCTGCGCATATGGCAAATTGTTGGTGAAATAAATCGTGCTTACCTGCCCAACCCGGAAAACCTCGAGTACTGCCAGCCCGCGAGAGTGAGACCCTTGCCCGGATGCATCAGGAGTATCGTTCGATTCTGTAGGTTTGTTATCAAAACCGACATACCAGTTGTTTTTGAAGCGCCCGCCGACATACCCCTCAGGCTTTTTGATATCCATCGAGTCGTTGACACGCAGACCACGCTTAAGCCGCCCTGATTTAGTCAGGTTGGCCGGGTCATCACGCAGAGCCGCGTTATGCTCACGAACAGCGGTGTTGTAGGCAGATGCCGTCTGATTCACCTCCCATGTTTCTGGTTGGCCAACCGGAGACATTTCAATAAGGCGACCAAGGATTTTAATACCCGTCCGGCGCACCGCCTCGTCAATCTCCTGCTTTGTGCCATCAACGAACAGCTGAATAGCAGCCAGGAACGGCTGATTTACGGAACTGGACATATCAGGTCCTTAGCTGGATGTTATAGGAGATCAACACGTCTGCCGGCTTAACCGGATTCGGCTGTACCACGCGCCACTTTTGGCCGTCGATATCAATGATGTCACCGATGCGCACCTCAGTTTCAAACGTGGCCGCCAGCTTCTTATCGCCTGTAGCAATCAGAGAGCCGTCGATTTCACGAGTGGAGTATTCAGTGATAACGCCGGTAACGGTCGCGATAACAGGCTCGGTGGTAATCTCTTTCCCGTACTGATCGCGGGTGGTGGTACCGCCTCGGGTCAGTTGGTAGGATTTACCGTTATCCTTCAGGAGCCGCGTTGCCGTAGCGCGCATGCGGCGATAGTCGATTGCCATGCTACCCCCTTTCGACCCGGACCTGGTTGCCGCCCACTAAAAGCCCGCGCAGTGCGGAATAGAACCATGGGAATGACGGAGAAGCTTTATTCGTTCCCGGCTCATACTGGACTGTTACCGCACCCTCGACGCGCTCCATCGTCACCGCCCCACCGCCAGCGACCGACGGGGTGAGGTCAATCTCCTGCGATTCGATGGCCAGGCGACATTGAGCATCAATCAGGCGCTGTGGAATCGCATCATTCGGCAGGTCAACACCATCGAAGCGCACGCCGGAACGCGGCCAGGATAGAGGCTGTGATGCGCTGGAACGCTGACCGCGCCAGGTCTTCCCTTCCAGAAAGTCCATTGCCTGCATCAGCATCTGGCCGCACTCACCATCATCTGCAGGAATGCTATATCCGCGCCCGGCGGCAAATGCCCGCAGGTCTGACACGCTGGCGTAACTGTTGAAGCCTGGAGAGTTGGGATCGGCAACCAGCATGGTTATGCCTCCAGACGCCAGTCCAGCGCCAGCCAGTTATCCACTTCATCAGGATGAACATCTGCGCGCAGCGGGCCTCCAGGGAATTCTGGGGTGTCACGTACCATGACCACCAGCTCAATACCCTGCTGTTCCTGCTGCTGTTCCTGCTGCTGTTCCTGCTGCTGTTCCTGCTGCTGTTCCTGCTGCTGTTCCTGCTGCTGTTCCTGCTGGGCAGGAGTTTTATCAGCGGCCTGCTGAGCTGCAAGCTTTTCCGCTTCACGCTGAGCGCGCTGCTCTTTGGTTAATCCGGCCATTGGGCCTCCTGAAAAACAAAGGGGCCGAAGCCCCCTGGGTTAACCCATGATGATGGCGGAATGACGTGGCGCCACAGCAGCCACACCCCATGCCAGACCCACTTCATAACGCACCTGACGGTACTGGCGGTACAGCGCCACCTGGAAGGTGATGCCAGATACCGGGTCGGTCACATTCATGACGTCATCAGCAGTATCGCCACCTTCAGGCATCGCCGGGGTACGGCTGGCCAGCAGGAATGCCCCGCGGTCAAACGCCATGTTAGGTACGAATTCGCTCAACACGGTGACATCAGCCTGATCTGCCAGATCCTGACGGAGGCCCGGCGCGCTAATAGTGATAGTGGAAGACGTAGCCGCCACGACCAGATACTGATTGTCATCACCAGCGAACTTCACCGCAGTACCTGCAGCAATACCACCGGTGCCAGCAGAGATAGCGATGATGATATCGCCCTCTTTCTTCGCGCCATTGACCTTATAGCCAGCAGCAGCGCTTTTCGCGGTACGCTTGATGCTGAAGGATTCGTGGAGGTTGAAGCCCATGATGCGACCGATAATACCTTCACGCAGCAACTGGTCGGTTCCTGCTTCGTTCGCTTTGAAGAGGACAGCCTGCTTACCACGGATGGATGCCATCGCTTCGCCACCCAGCACCATACGCAAATCGGTAGTCGGCGCACCGTTATCGGTCAGGATTTGACGCGCCAACGCAGCATCAGTCAGATCGTCTTTGATGCTGAACGGGGTATTCTTCGGCGCGCCAACAGCGCGGGAGGAGTTGAGGTACAGCGCAGCGAGGTCTGCATCCACTTCGTTCGCCAGCGCACGGAAAGCCTGCTTGAACTGGTCAGCCAGGATGGTGTTGTAGGTACCAGCCGGGCCCAGAGCCAATTGCTCTTCACCATTCCATTTCACCGGGGCCATTTTGGATTTGGTGATTTTGACATCCACACCACCGATGGTCTGGTCACCAGAATTAGGCGCTGAAGGACCAGGGACAATATCTTCAGTGGTTGCTGCAGGTGCGACTGGCGCACGTACGGTCTGGTCTTTTGCTGCAGCATCCGCTTTCGCGTCGCGCGCCACCGCAGGAATAAAGCCAGTTTGCTCGCGGGATACTACGTCCAGCGCGGTATAGATGGTCGGGATCAGACCAGTAAGGGTATTGCCTGCCATTTATGGCTCCTTTCGATTTAATCGACGATGCTGACGCCGTCTTTCAGCGCTGCTTGCTTGCCAGCGTTATCCAGGGAATCAAACGCACCGCGTTTCATGGTTTTTTGCCCGGCCTGGTGCTGCGACTGGTGAGAACCGCCGCCGCTATTACCGGACGCTTTGAGGATGTAATCTTTCTGCGGATGCGACTCGACCAGAGACTCCAGGGCCTCATCAAAGCTGGCTAACTCGCCGGGCTTGGTGCGAGAGAACACCTTATTGCCCTGGCCGTCGTAAGCCACAACCTTCCCTTCTTCGATTTTGAAGTTCTGACCGAAGTAGGAACGCACGAACTCAGTCGGGATCGCCATCTTCTCGGAAATGAACTTAGAGCCACCGAAGCGGCCGCCGATCATCTCGTCGTAGAGTTGAGTTTCCAGCTGCTGGGTCTTGCTGTTCGCTTCGTCCAGCTGCTGTTGGAAAACTTTGGTGATCTCCGCCTTTACCTGGTCAACGGCACCAGCATCGATCAGTTTTTTCTGGTCGATTTTTGTCATCATCTCCAGGGCTTCGAGCGCCTTGGCCGGGTCGGTGATGCCAGAGAATTTCGCGAGATTGGCTTCCGCCGCTTCCTTCGCTTCGCGGTGCGTTTTCGCCTCACCATTCAGGGAGGTGATTTTGGTCATCGCTGCGGCTGCGTCGAACGGGATTTCTTTGCCATCATCATGGATGTACACAGGCATACCGTTTTCAACGACCACATTTCCGTTAGCATCAAGTTTCAGTTTCATTGTTTTTGCTCCAGCCTTCCGGCCATTGGTAATAGGTCATCCGACCCGGTCACCGCGTCGCATCCGCTCAGCGGCAGGCATAAAAAAGGCCACCCGAAGGCAGCCTGATATTGATTGGTTTTTTGTTACTGGAACGCCGACGCATCCACGCGGCGCAGCTCGTCCAGTGTAAGAAACTCCCCGGCATCATTGAACATCTCCGGCACGGTGATTTTGCCGTCACGCAGCATCCGCGCGCGAGTAACGCCCAGCACCTGCTCCTGCCGTGCGTACGGTTGCCTGACGAGCCATTCGGCATAGCTGGTATGCGATGGCACCTGTCCATCCATCGAAGCGCGTGTGGCGCTGCTCAGTTCGCCTGATGCTATCTGTAACTCTTCCCACGATTTGGTGATCAGGATTTCGCAGGAGCGGCAGCAAAAGTGGATTTTGCCGGGTCCGCGCAGATACGGAATTTCATGCCCCAGCGGCTTGCCGTCGAGCGTGTAAAGCTTTCGGTCGCGGATAATGCACCACTGGCTGGTATGAGTGTCCAGCGTTGAGGACCACTGTTTGGCCTTTACGATATCGCTGTTGCCCTGTGCGAACTCCTGACGCGCAGTAGCGGCCATGTGATTTACAGCCGTGCGGGCCACCACCGCCAGGTCGCGACGGGAGGCGTTAATCACCCCATCTTCACGATTGAGTTTCGGCGTTCCGGCAACGCGTTTAACGATCTGATCTACCGTTTCACCCTGAAGGAAACCGGTGCGCACAGCGTTGGTGATTTTATCCAGCCGATCCGTTTCAAGCTTCTGGCCCCACTCCTTCAGCAAGCGCCCCTGGAATGGCTGAGTCACTGCTGAGGCGTAAACCTGCTCAGGCGCGATGCTCTGGAGCGGTACATGCCTGAGGATCTGCTTCGGAATGATGCTGCTAAAAAGGTCAAACTGATAACCGACCTCATATTCAACGTAGCGCGTCAGTTCACGTGCCAGCGCAGCATTCACCGGTTCATAGGCCTGTTGATTCAGGTCGCGCACACCAGCCAGCAGCGAAGCCAGGCGGCGAGCGCTGTAGGTATCAGCGCGCTTACCCTCCAGCAGAACAAGCAGCCGGGCAGCCAGATCAGCATCCATCCTGTTAAGCAGCCCCACCATTCGTCGGGCAACACCCGTCCCGTAGCGCGTCACGTAAAGTCCGTGAGCTATGGTCTCGTCCTGCAACCTGTCGTTTACCGAACGAGCCATATCACACCTCGCCCGGTGGCGGTTCAGTCAGAGATGCTGACTCAGCCAGCAGTTCGCTCAGAACCACATCAGGATCCGCATCGGCATCAATAATGTTCAACTTCTGTAGCGATTTAATCGCATCAGCTCGACGGATATCACCACCCTGGCGCAGTGCCTGGATGGCAAGCGCGGCGGACGGATTGAATACGGTCGATTCGACATCCAGCTCAGTGCGAACATCAACGTTGCCACCATCTTTCTCGCCGATGTACTCGGCCATGATTTGCAGAATGTTGTCGATCGCATCTTCAAGGCTGGTAGCCATGGTGTAGAGCGGTGACTGCTCCTGCATTTTCTCTTCAGAGGTCTGGTCTACCGATTTGGTAGAGGTGTTCTCTGTACGCAGCAACTTCGCGCCCGCCTGGCGCATCTGCTCCACAAGTTCTGCCAGCGACTCTTTACCAGCACCGATGGAGGAGCCTGTATGCTCGACGTATTCCAGACCCTGCTTTTGCCGATCAGTGAACGACGTAGCTGAAGACGAGCCAATTATCAGCTCTTGCCCCTCTTCCAAACCGAACACCGTGAGCAACGGCACCCTGGCGACGTGCAGAATGTTGTCCTGCTCGCTCTGGCTCTGCCAGTGCTTGATGTTCAGCAGGGCCATGTTGAGCAGTGGAGGTGAACCACACATAAACCCGGTGCGCTTGGTGTAGAGCGTCACCAGTGTTATGTCCTTACGAGATGTTGTCCATTCGTCGAACTTCTCCCAGTTCGCCGCCCCATCGATACCTTTCGACTTGCGGTAGATTTGCACCATTCCAGGTGTCAGATAACGAATTTGCTCGACCTTTGTCTGCCCGAAGTCGTCGCCGTCCTCGATAACTACCTCTTTGATACGCAGCTCGGTCAGCACCACTTTGCCGTCTACCATTTTCGACTTCCATCCGATCACCTGCCGGGGATTGAGCATGGTGACGTATGGGCGCGCGCCAGTAGCTTTCTCTTCCGCTTTGGTTTTCACCTTTTCGGTGTCCACCCTGGGATAATCCACCAGCGCGTGGGAGAGTCCATACTGCATCGCCAGACCGAAGAATGCCTGCGCCCATACGTCCAGGCGCGTCCCCTCAAGGTCGAAGTTTTTCGCATACTCTCGCAGCTCATCAGGCACATTCTCGGCAAGCTTAATGGGCTCGGCGAATACACGCCCGATGTTTTGCTTAATGGTCTCTTCGTAGGCTGGCAGAAGCGTGGCCACGGCGAGGCGTTTTTTGTAGTCCTCTTTGTCTTCTTTCGGCCAGCGCGGTAGATATTGCTCGCCCAGCTGTCGCATATAGAGCGTGCCGCCCATCAGGGCATCGTTGATATCCCACGCCTGCACCATGTTCCCATAGTCCAGATTGGGTGTAGAAATATCAGGCATGGAGTTACATCCGTAGTTGAGTGACTTTTCCTGTGGGCTTGATGATCGGGAATTGCTTCACGATGAAATAGCCACCAGCGTCGTTTGGGTGATCGTTGTCTGCTGATTTATCCGGCTCGCCGTTTGCCGCCCATACCTGCTGTTCAAGGCTGTCTGTATAGACCGGGCAGCGAGCAACGTTAACTTTGTAGCGCCGCTCACCGTTGCCGTTGCAGAACATGGCATTCATGGAGTTAATGCGATCCTTTACCGGCGGGTTGGCGGCGTTCACCACCACGCTGAATCCGGCCTGCTTGAGCTGCGCAATATCGGTGGCGCTGGCGTTATTGGACTTGCGTGAATCGCCGGAAGCATCCGGATAGATGTAAATCTGCCTGGAGGCAACATAGCGCCCACCCTCGTAGCGCCAGAACTCTTCCTGGATACGCTTTATCATGGCCGGAGTGTCATAAACTTTTATCAATTCGCGTACCGCGCGCGGCTCGCCATTGCGAAGCACGTGGACGATGGCCGCCATTTTGCCAACGTTAAAGTCCATGCCGATATAGAGCGGCTCGCCTGCCTGCTCTTCATCGGTACAGTTATTCAGACGTCTATCGAACTGGTGATAGATAGTGCCGCTGGTCAGGTTTGTAAAACGCCCCCTCAGGTACGCCTTAATTAGCTCCGGCGGGTAGGAGTTCATCAGCGACGGGATGTAATCCGGTGGCAGGTTCTTCGCGTTGTCGAACGTACTGGCCTGAATCAGCCCATACAGAGCAGAAAGCTCAGGCTTTTCACGCACCGCTTTCACGAATTGCTGGTAAACGAACTTGAAGCCCTCCGGCGTAGTCGTGACATCGATACCGTTACGCAGACCATCAACTTTGTAACGCATACGGGCGATGATTTTTCGCCAGGCCTGCTGCGCTTTAGCAGCCGCCATGACGTCCAGCTCATCCACCATCGCGTTACCGATTTTAAAGCCGACTATCGATCCGGGCTTCTCCATCGAGCGGCAAATTGTCGTGCCGCGATACCGACGCCCCTCATAGAAGTGAACCTCTTTGTTCCCCTCATTGATTTTGACACTCAGCCCCCAGTCAAAGGCCACCTCTTCGATCGTGGGGTAGAAGATGTCACGAATCTGCGGATACGTCGGCGCGAAATAACCCTGGTTGATTTTCGGGTGCTCCCACATCCCTTTGCAGATGCCGCCACAACCTACCCACGTCTTGCCGGAACCGAACCCGGCAACATAGGCTTTGAATTTGTGTTGCATCGCGAGGAAGCGCGCCTGTGGGATGTTAAGTGTCGGGCTGATCCCCATCTTCCGCCCTCGCGTCCACTACGTTGATATTGATTGCAACTGGCGTTGGTTCGTCATCATCACCATCACCGGCCAGCTCTTTGCGGAGTTTCTCAACCTCCAGCTGCCGGCGGTCGATTTCGATCTGCTGGAGGCGCTGCGCGAATTCGCTATCTGCCAGGCCAAGCCGCTTCATAACGGCTTCATACATGCGCTCGCGGCTGATTGCCGTTATCTCAACACCATTCTTCCCAAGCTTGACGCCGGAATAAGCCAAAGCAGCATCAGGGGAAAGTTTCCGGGTGTCTGCGAAGTAAGGCTGTCCTACTCCGTCGCCATTGCAGCGCGGGCATTCAGGGTTAGGCTCTCGGTTGTGGTCATAGCCATACCCGCCGGGGTCTTCCGGTTGCTTAGCACCTTCCTTGCCCTCGATTTTCGCGACTGCCTCGTCAAACTCCACAGCATCACGCCACTGATAATGGTGGCCAAAGCCCCAGCAATAGCGACAAGCTCCGCGACGGTACTGTGAAAGCTGATTTGCATCGAAGGTGGCGAGCTGCCACATCTGCGCGAGGACTTCATCGGCACTGCCGAGCGTGCGCGCAATGGAGGCCTTTTGCTGCTGCGCAATAGCCTGGGCAACGTTAGGATTCGTTATGAGCTGGCGACCGTAGTTTGGGTCACTATAACCAGCACGTGCAGCGGCAGCAGTAGCATTATTGTCCTTCAGATATTCTGCAATGAAGCGCTTTACCTTCGCACTTAGCTTTATGCCCACCAGCTCTTCTGCGCACTTTTCTTTCTGCGCAGTGCGCAATTTCTTCTGCGCAGGTTTTTGCGCAATTTGCGCAGCTGGCTTTTTGATATATCGACGGGCGGTAGCGTAGTTCAGTCCCTGCGCTTCACACCATTCCTTTGGTGATACGCCGGTTGCGGCATGTTCGGACAGGAACCGTTGCTGAAGCTCGCCCCAGTCCGGTTTTGCCATATTGTTTATTCCTGTTTGAGGTATGGCAGGAAGTGGCTGAACATGCGATCCAGCATGTAGCAGTACGTTTCGTTGGCGTCTTCCGGCTTGGTTGTCACGCCGACATCAGAGCAAACGTAAAAGCATACGTGAGCGCATTCATGAACGAGCGTGGATATCTGGTTATCGAATACTCCGATCAGGTAGCAACGCTCTCCCGTATCGGTGTTTTCATAGTTGCTTGCCATTCCAGAGTTAAACGGCCTCTCATCCACGCTGCCTCCAAGGAATTTATCAGCGTGCTGAAACTGTTCTCTGGTTGTTGCGAGGTAGACATGCGCACTTTGAAACAGCGGAATGGTGAATGCCGGAAGTCTGTGCCATTTGGCTTTTGCCATCTGTTGCTCCGTCATTATTCGTTGCAGGGGTTATTTTTGATTTATCCGCTCAGGGGGATATCCATTATCAAGCCCACCCGGAGGTGAGCTTTGGAATGGCTACTTCGCCTTTGCTTTTGTTTCCGCTCGCTTACGGCGCCGTTCTTCTTTCTTCTCGGCGTTTGCCATGTCCATGAATGCCTGCATGATCGAGTTCCGCATCATGTAGCTGACAAAGTGATGATTGACGCAACCGTTGAGGCGCAGTTGCTCGCCAAACTGATCCACCGAGGCCAGCGCTTCCATCATGCCCTTCTCGCCTTTCATGAACTCTGAGAAGTCGCGCCCTGCTCTGGAGGCGCATTCGATTACGCGATTACTCATCCCGGCAGCCCTGGGATCGTAATCTGCAGCTGGTTAGCAAGGGTGTTAATCTCAGCGACCAACACAGGCTTCGTATAGCGCCATGCCGCGAGTCCTTGCCCGCAGAAGCTCGCCATGTCTTTCTTCTGATCAAACTCATGACATTTCATGTTGAGCTGAGCACTTAAGCTGTTGCGATGATGAAGCTCTCCGGTGAAGTAGTCATCGAGGACTTTATAGGCCGCGTACTTGAATCCTGGGTTTAACCAGGCCGCATAATCGTAAGCAACAAATTTACCGCCATAGGTTCCGCCGTGTACGCCGCGCGTCGTTAAAACCACAGATTCGTGGTTTTTCTTCAATTCGGCCAAGAACTCCTTGGTCTGCTTGTTTCGCAGATAGTGGTAAGGCGATTCAGCATCACTTTTGCCACTGGCTTTCCACATATCGGTGAGGCAGATCATGCCGTCTTCGCCGACACGGATTGGTTGATTGAAGAGGGTTAATGATTTCATTTCGCTGATACCTTTTGGTGGTTGAGCCTGTTCTCGTAGATACGGGCAGCCCAAGAGCGGTCAGCGTTACCACTGCCCTATCTCAAGCTCTACCCCGAAAGGCTCTTGGTTGATATGCGCACGAGAATGCGCGGGGTGGTTTACTTCTGGCGTAAAAAAAGCCTCGCACACTCGCAAGGCTTGATTTAATCATTTAAATTCAAATAGATATAGTAACTCGATAAATAGCTATTGGTTGATATGAATAGCTATGAATAGACGTGACCAGCTAAAAATATTTTTTATATTTGCTTATTTCAGGCACTGCGTTTTGATGTATTCCTGCATGCCGCGAATCATTTTGTCAGCGGTTGCGATTCCGTCCCGGTGATCGAAATAATTCCGTCGAGCGTCTGGAGTAAGTTCGGGGGCTCCTGCATCATCCACGCCGGGGGCGGAGGTGGATTTTGACACTCCAGGGCAGGTTGCGGCGATGCGCAGCCGTTTAGCGCCAGAATCGACATCCCGACGCAAATCGTTAATGGTTTTTTTCGCATCGGACAATTCCTTCGTGTATTTGGCATCCAGTGCAGCGACATCACGCTGGCGGGTCTGCATGTCTTTGATGGTGGCGTTCGCTAGGCTGAGTTTCTCAGTGGCTTTATCGCGTTGGTCTTTGTAGGTGATGGCGTTGTCGCGGTAGTGGTTCACGAAGAACGCCAGCACGCCGATTACCGCCACCACCATCAGCTGCAACCAGTAACGTTTAACCAGCGCGCCAATCACGACAGGAACAGAGCGCGCTCCGCCTCACGCCGACGGGTCAGGCCGTTCAGGACTTTGCCACCAGCTTTATTCCAGCGAAGGAACTCATCGGCTGCGCCAGGGTAATCACCGGAGTTGAGTTTGCGCAGCAGTATCGATGTCGACAATGACCGGGCGCCGAGGTTATACGTGAACGACACCAGGGCGTCGAATTGCCCCTGAGTCAGGACAACCTTGACCAGGCGGGATACGTCGCTTTCATAGCTGACCAGTCCGGTCTTCAGCAATCGCTCTGCTGTTTCCTGCTTAATCGTCATCCCGGCGCGGATTGGTTTCCCGTCGACAGGCAGAGTCCAGCCATAGCCGATCGTCCAGACGCCGACGCTGTCCTGGTAGGCGGTGAGCTTGCAGCCTTCGAACAGCTTGATCAGGGCAATGCCTTTTTC